CGTCTTTAACTGGACAACTGGAACAGGTGCTACTCAAACATCAATCCAAGCCACGATGACAAAGGGCGCGTACACACTCGCCGTTATCGAACGCTCTAAGGATTTTGTCGAAGTCTTGGTTGATTTCAACGCTCAAGGCAACCTGACCGATGCTGGAACTGTCGGATACTCACCTATCAAGTGGGTTATCAAGAACGCAGTAACCACCTCAGTCGCTTAACCCATAGACCGCAGTGGGGGTTGATAAGCCCGCCTTCGCTTATCCCCCCCATTGCCTATCTTTGCTAAGATAATCAGAAGGCAAACTACTAGGAGGCATCATGTCAAAACTTACACTTCCATCAGGCGCAACAGTCACACTCAAAGACCCTAACTCACTTAAAGTTAAAGATCGCAACCGCATTATGAAGGCTGGCGATGGTGGGTCAGCAGCAGAGCGCGGAATTGCTATCAGTAACGCGCTTCTCGCCGCAATCATTGAAGACTGGTCTTACGACCTTCTCATCCCCTCAGTCAAAGAGGAATCCATCGAGGAACTGCCAATCCCTGACTATTCTCTGCTCGTCAAAGAAACCGAGAGCTACATCAAGGCGATCTTCCCTGAACTTGCAGACACCGGCGAGGCGATCTTCCCTGAACTTACAGACACCGACCTCAATCGCTTGAATCCTGATAGCCCTTTAGAAAACTAGAACGGCTTAAAGGATTACTTCAAGGGTTTCAAAGACACTCAGACTTTGATTACCCCGATGAGGAATGGTTCTACTTTAGGTTTGCAGATAAATTTGGTTGGACTCCTGACCAAGTAGATGATCTGCCAGCAGTACGGGCTGAGTGGTTGTTAGCAATAGCCGATACCATTGAGCAAGTGAAGATCGAAAAGATGGAGAAGCGGTGAGCGATAACCTGCCCGAAGTCTCAGCGGCTTTGAAGGCATGGCAAAATCGCATGGATAAAGCAGGCGAGTTGGCTACGAGATTAGTCTCTATTGCTCTCTGGATAGATGCTTGCAAAATTGCTAGTGAAACTCCAAACCCACCGATTCAGAAGAATAATAAGTTACGCCACAACCCTCACATCGGCCCACGATCAGGAGAAGGCCCGAACATCGCAACGGGTAATCTTCTTCGCAACATCATCGCTCAACCAGTTAGGCATCAAGGATTTGGCACTTATGTTGCAAGCGTTGAATCCGGTGCTGAATACGCCAGAGCAGTAGAACAAGGCTCATCTAATTGGAATGGGGTAAAATACCCATATATGACCCCTGCGCGTGAGAATCTCATCGCAACGGGTAAAGCGCAGATAATCGCAACGGGATTCTTTAGAGCAGCGATGGGGGTTTAGAGTGGCAGGTGATATTCCTCCATTAAATATTGACATCCAAGTTGCTCTTGGAAACCTTACTAGCGCAGTAGATAAAGCCACATCCGAACTTGGAAAAGTAGGCGATGCTGCTAAAAATCAAGAGTCTAAGTTTTCGTCCCTTAAAACCGTTTCAGGTGGCGTATTCGCTGGAAACATTATGGCGATGGGGGCGCAGACATTAACCTCATTTTTAGAAGGCACAGTCAAGGCCGCTGAAGATGCTCAGGTTTCAACTGTTCAACTAGCAACAGCAATGAACAATGCTAAAGTGAATACTGAGGCAAATCGCACCGCAGTTGAGAAGTCAGTTACGGCTATGGAAAACCTAGCCTTTACTGGCAACGATACACGCGCCGCAATGACTACCCTTGTCACGGCAACTGGCTCTGTAACTGAATCACAAAAATTGATGGGGTTAGCCGCTGACCTCGCTCGCGCCCAACATGAAAGTCTTAGTGCCGCAACGGAAACTTTGGCTAAGGCTACTACTGGAAAATTGGGCGGAGCGTTCAAAGAATACGGAATTGTTCTTGATCAGAATTTGCCTAAAAATCAAGCTATTGCTAAGGCACTGGATGAGTTACATCAAAAGGTCGGTGCACAGGCTCAGGCTTATCTTCAGACCTATGCAGGGCAGATGGAACTGATGCATGAAAAAATGGAATCCGTTAAAGAAACTATTGGCGGCGCATTGCTTCCTATTTTGACTGAATTAACTAAAGTCTTTTCAAGTGTGTTAAACGCTATTAAACCTATTTTGCCTGAATTAACTCTCGTCATTGGAGTTATCGCTGGAGTTATAGCCGCAATCAAGGCTTGGGAGATGGCACAGAAAGCGTTGGATCTTGTCCAAGACGAGGCTAACCCGGTCATGCTAGTCGTCGCCGCAGTTATCGCGCTCGTAGGCGTATTCGTAATGGCTTGGAATCACTCAAAGACTTTCCGCGACATTGTTGTTGATGTAATGAAAGCGGTAGTCGAGGCGGTCGGATGGGTTATCGGTGCGCTTGGCGATCTAGTAACTGCCTTCATTAAGATTGAGTCAGGGCCACTCAAACTATTTCTTGGTGCGCTTTCTCATCTTCCGTTCGTAGGCGGTGGGGCTAAGGCAGCTCTCAAAATGATTAACGAAAGCACTCAGGATGTTGGCAATTTCTTTGATTCTGCTAAAAAGAAAATAGATGGATTTGCTAATGGGCTTGACGCGCTAAAAAATAAAAAACTTGCGATTGGCGGTTTAAGCGGCGATCTTGCTAAAGGCCCAACTTCAAAGGGCAGATCTCTGCATATAACGGGTCAAGTACCGGGCGGTTCCGTATCTAAAGCCCACGCTGCTGCTGCTAAAGCAACTGCCACCGCACTAGCCAAGCGCAACGCCGAAATCAAGAAATACAACGATGAGGCAGTCAAGCTAGAAGATCAGATGAACGCGGTTCTCACAGACCGCCAACAGAAGATGGATGCGGCAACTGCTACTCGTGACGATGCTTTAGCAAAAGCCAACGAAACTTACAACCAATCAGTCGCAGACATCAATCAAAAGTATGACGATGCTATGGCTACGGCTCAAGATAATTACAACACCGCAGTCGAGAACGCTACTGCCACTCATCAGGAAAACTTGCTTGATATTCAGCAACAGTACGCAGATAAAGCCGCGCAGATTGAGCAAGCCGCCGCCGATAAGCGACAGAGTATTATTCAGCAATCTATTGATGCAATGACTAGCGCGTTTGCCAGCGCAACCAAGATTGACATTGGCAAACTATTCACGGCTGGTGGAGGAACTGCTGGTGGTCTGGTATCTCAGTTGCAAGATCAAATGGCTCAGATTACGCAACTGCAACAAGATGCTGGACTTCTTGCTGCGCAGGGCTACAATCAATCTTTCATCAATGAGGTTATTGCACAAGGGCCAGCACAGGGAGATGCGCTTGCTCAGTCAGTCCTCAACGCAACTCCTGACACTCAAAACTCTATTAAATCTCTCTACGCTCAAATCCAAGACACATCTCAGAACGGGCTCAATACTCTTGCCGCGCAGATGAACGATGGAACGAGTTTTGCTACCCAAGCCCTCGCGCAGCAATACGCGCAAGTCGGCGTTGATCTACAAACACAACTTGCCGCCAACTCATCAGCCATGCAGACGGCAATGGATAAAGAAAACGACACCTTTAATAAATCACTTACCACAGCCCAAGACACCTTAGATAAGGCTACAAAAGCCGCCACAGATGCCCGTGACCTTGCTTTACAAAATGCGCAAGATACCCTTCAGAACTCCATTCAGTCGGCTCAGGATGCCTTTAGCAAGTCTGTAACTGCCATCTCAGACTCGACCATGAAACAACTTGATGCGCTTCAAACCAAACTTCAATCGGTAGCCGCTTCTCTTGGCTCCCTCGGTGCCTCGACTGCGAGCATTTCCAGTTACGGCGCAAGTATTGGAATGTCTATGGGCGGAACGAATACAACTCTCGTCAATCCTTTAGGTGGCCCGAAGGATATGTCTAACTACACAGACAACAGCGTGAACACAACTATCTACGCCTCGACAACCGCAACAGCAGCAGATATGGCAAACGCCGTGACCTCGGCGGCTAAGTTCGGACAACCAATCGCCACTAGCCCGCAAATCGTTGCCGGACTTTCTGGGACTTCTGCAAGGGGTAACTAATGGCAACCGTATCTTCACTCAACTTTTACTCTTTTGCTTTTAATGGATTTGTATTTGGTGGGGCAGGTTCGCCTTATCAAATTACCTCGGTTGATGGATTAGAAGGTCTGCCAACTTTGCGCGTTCAAGATGCAGATCGCGGCTACCAAGACGGAATGTTCTCAGGTCGAGATTTCCTTAGC